TGGTTGAGTTACCAAACCAAGCGTTACTCACGTCGTCATACACGTACATCGGCCAGTGTTCCCCGTACGAGTAGACAATGTATAAGTCGGGGTGTACTTGGTCTGTCGTGTACACAGTCCCGTTGTTGTTTTTAAATTGGCGGTGATGAGTCGTGAACTCGCTCATCTGATTGTTGTTAATCGTTTCCATTGTATTCCTCCACAGTTAAAAAAGTATCGACCCAAGGCATGGCGAAACACTCACCCGATTGATAAACGGATAAGTCCTTATTCAGATGATACTCGCCACAGCCACTCGCGAAGTTTAAAAATAACCAAGCGAGGGGAATTGCTAATAAGACACCTGCGAAGATGTCGGTAATTATTTGTTTGAACATTTTAATACTCCTATTTTATTTTGAGAAAAGGGTTGACATTGGGTTAAAAAAAGGTTATCATGTCTGCGAATGCTTGGAGCAACAGACATGATAAAGAGCGATTTCGAGCCAAAATGTATTAAGACAAAGTTTGTAATAAGACATTGTAATAAGACAATAAGACACGCGTAAGTCCTTGATTTTCCTAGAATAAGACAATAAGACAAAGTTTCTGAGAGAGATTGGGGGAGAGTTTTTGGAGGTACTTCTCGCTCTCTTTTTTTAGACATAATATTCTCTAACTTTTTAAAACTTTTATTCTCTTTTATATTATGTCTTATTGTCTTATTGTCTTATTAGGTCGATTTTTCCCCGCCACTACAACGTTTTGTAATAAGACAACGAATAAGACACCCGAAATCGTGTCTTATTAGGTTTGGTTGGTAAAAACCATAGAATACTCGATGAATACTCTATGGTTTTTAAGTGGACAACCTCTTGCCCACTTAAAGTTACGTTGGATTATGCTACTTTAACCTCAACTTCGGTAGCGTTCAGACCCTCAACTTTGTCCTCAAGTAATCTCAGTGCTACCTCGAACTCTTCAGACTTAATTTCCTGCCCTTTCTCAATTGCCTTGTCGATACGCTTACGAAGTGCTACTAGACTTTGCGTGATGTCTAAAGGTTTCTCTTCTGTTGATGCGTTACCTGTCATTTCCCACCAACTAACCGACTGTTCGGTTAAGTATTTCACAACGGCATCTCCCGAACCATCAGTGTTCGCTCCGTTGCCAAGGTGCGTTTCGTTTTTCATTTTCTTATTCACCTTGAAAGTACCCGACTTTTCGTTGTATCGTGCGAAACCGTACTCATGCACCCATCTGATAATTCTACTCTTGCTTAAGCCCGTTGACACCGCTAACAGTTTGTCAAACATGGTAACGTTACCGTGTTCATACACGTGTCCTGCTACGTTACACAACACCACTTGCACGTTACCACGCATCGACGTTGCCGACTTCTTGATACCACCGATTTTTACATTGATTGATTTTTGGTCTAACATATATTACTCCTTTGTATTATTTAAAAGTGAAACCTCTCACGGTTTCTTTAAGCACACAAGTCCTTATGCACTTAAAGAAACCGTATCCTACACAAGCGATACGGTTACTTTTTCGGTTTGTCGGTGGTTACTAAATTTGTACCCGCGTTTCTCACGCTTCGACCTTTCACCACACACAAAGTCATTGAGTACGCCACTACTCTCATACCTTGTGCAAGTCCATCTATTTTCGCTATTCAATGGAAACCCTTTCTTGCCGCGACTTTAACCGCTATTAGGGACGGGGGGCTGTTACACCTAGGATATACCTCTCGCTTCTCTTTCGAGCCGTGTACGCATTGCTACACAGAACCGTTCGTATTTGTTTAGCCGGTTTGGTGGACTCGCACAAGTATACACTTGCCGGTTTTCTACCTTGTCGGTTGGTAATACCGTATCAAAGACTTAGATATTACCGCTCAATCCACTACCCGAGCAGGGCTTTGTCTTTATAGTGCGGTTGGTCAGCACTTCTTACAATAGTGGTAAAACGTCCATATAGGGGGTAGGGAACGCAGGGGTGGGGGTGTGCCCACCCATCCTTATGTATTCCATATAGCAACCCCCCTAAAAATAGGTGTCTCTCAAAAAGAACCACTTCTATAATTTACATTTCTCTCAAAAAGAACCACTCCATAGATTCTACCCACCCCCTAAAAAGAACCTTCCCAAAAAATCCCAGCCCTGCTAAAATACCTTCAACATTGACAAACACCTGTGCAAACAGGTACACTTGGATATTATGAGCAATCAAGTAGATAAACTTACAGACCCGAAATTCGAACACACGTCTATATTGTCTCGCGGACAGCTGCAGATGATCGAAGATGACCCAGCCAAGATGGAAACGTTAGCACGCCTTATGGGCGCAGTTAACTTGGATAACCTCTTCCGCCACATGCAGAACCCTACAATCAACCCTGCTACTCGCTTGGAGTTCCAGAAGATGTTGAACAAGATGGGTAAGTTGGAACCTGACGGTAAAGCAGTAGTTGGTGAAGGCGGCCCACAGGTAGTGATTAACATCACCCGCGCCAAGGACAAGGAAGAAGCAATTACCATCGAAGGTACTACAGTAGAATGAGTACCGTCCCGCAGACACCCGCCCACGAAATTAATTTTGAAGTTATCAAGTCGTTAGACGATTTCTTCTACTCTGAAAAATTTATATCACTAGCAGTAGGTCCCGTTGGTTCGACTAAGACGACAGCCGGCGTGATGAAAATATTACACTTCGCTGCGATGATGGCGCCTTGTAAAGATGGCATACGTAGGTCTCGTGCCATCTGGGTACGTAACACGCGAGAGCAGTTACGTGATACATCCATACCGGACTTTATGAAGTGGATACCTGATGGCATCATGGGTAGCTTCCTTAAGACGGAATATAAGTTCGTTATTAAAGTTGGAGACATAGAGTGTGAAGTTCTGTTCCGTGGTCTCGACGACGCGAACGACGTTAGACGTCTCCTATCCCTACAGGCATCGTTCTTCATCTTCGATGAGTTTAGAGAGATCCATCCAGACATTTACAACGCTGCACAAGGTCGTCTAGGACGTTACCCGGACAAAATGATGAACGGGGTAGGTTGCCAGACAGATGACGGCAAGCCTAACGCCCACCTGTGGGGGATGACGAACCCGCCGGACCAGGATACTTTTTGGGAAGAGCTCCTGTCTAACCCGCCAGAGAACGTACATGTGACGATACAACCGTCTGGTCTAGCACCAGAGGCGGATTGGACGCAGTTCCTACCGGATGACTACTACGATAACCTTGCTCACGGTAAGACTGAAGACTGGAGAGCGGTATATATCCATGCTCAGTTTGGTAAATCACTGTCCGGGCAGCCTGTTTTCAGGTCGTTCGACAGAACACACCATACAAGCAGTGAAACAATCACCCCGATGTTCAGTGATGCGCCTCTATTAATTGGAATTGATGCTGGATTAACGCCGGCAGCGGTGATAGGACAGGTAATATATGATGGTCGACTAGTTATTTACGACTCGATTATCTCCGAAGACATGGGGGCGTTACGATTTGTGCGTGAAAAACTGAAGCCTCTGCTGGCAAATAAGTTCCCGGGGAGGTCGTCTATAGTGATAATTGACCCCGCAGCGTTCCAAAGAGCACAGACAGACGAGAGAACTGTAGCTGACATATATAGAGCTGAGGGGTTTTCGATAAAAGCTGCGAAAACGAACTCTGTGGCCGCACGTTTAGCAGCTGTTGAGAAGTACATGACACGTGTTGTAGATGGTAAATACGGCCTAATGGTTGATGCTGATTCAGCCAACTCGTTGGTTCAAGCCCTAGCAGGTAAATATAGGTATAAAATCAACACGAAAGGCATAAAAGACGAGAAACCTGAGAAGTCACACCCATGGTCTGACATCGCTGATGCGTTCCAGTACCTCTGCCTACATGCTGATGGTGGAGAGGTATTTGGTTCGATAGCCACTCAAGGCTCACGTCGAGAAGTGCAGAAAGTTTCTGCTAAAGGATGGACTTGACACCGCGTAAATTAGATGATAACATAACAGGCATTACTGTTATGTTAAAGAGGAATTTATGTCTTTAGGTGCTGCTCTAATCCCCGTAGCTCGTGCGTCAGACCTGGAAGCCCAGGCTAAGCGTGAGTCGGAAGAAAAACAACAAAGTGAATTACTTGTAGGTTTAGCTGCGCACACGCGCAAACGTTGGACTACGATGCGAGACCATAAGAAGCAGGAGATTGAGCCTCGCTTAGTTGAAACTGCTCGTGCTCGTAACATGGAGTACTCACCAGAGAAGCTAGCAGAGATTCAAGCGCAAGGTGGTTCAGAATTATTCATGGGTATTGTTAGTACGAAATGTCGTACAGCTACCGCATGGCTACGTGACACGCTACTAGGTACCGGTTCTGATAAGCCGTGGTCTATTGAAGCTACTCCAGTACCAGAAGTTCCACCAGAATTAATCGACCGTCTACAAGGTATCATGCAGCAGAACCTAGCCCAGTACTACGAGATGGGTGGTGGTGAAATATCTGAGCAAGACCTTAAGCAGTTAGCGTCAGGCATGAAAGACACAGCCATGCGTGAGATGAAGCATGACTCTGACAAACGCGTTGAGCGTATGGAGGAGAAAATGGAAGACCAGCTCCTAGAAGGTGGGTTCATTAAGGCGTTGTTCGAGTTTACTAACGACATCGCGACGTACCCGTATGCTGTACTTAAAGGTCCAGTTCCACGTAAGCGTAAGAAACTGCAGTGGCAGAACGGCGAGCTCGTTCCGACAGAAATCGTAAGAGATGAGTGGGAAAGAGTCGACCCATACAAATTCTACTGGGCTCCGTGGGGCGACGACATCCAGAACATGCCAGTTATTGAGATACACCACCTGACTAGAGAAGACGTCGAAGCCATGATAGGCGTCGAGGGGTACGACGAGGCGTCAGTACGAGCGTTGTTAGCGGACTTCGGGTCGGAAGGTTTTGAGTGGTTAGACCGTGATGACTCGGACTTCGAGGCGTTAGAAGGTAAAGATTTTGATGAAGCGAACTCAGACTTAATCGCAGCAGTTCAGCTTTGGGACTCTATCCCAGGTAAACTTTTATTAGAGTGGGGTTTAGACGAAACAGAAATTGAAGACCCTCAGTTGTCGTACCCATGTGAAGTATGGATGGTTGACAACGTAGTTATTAAAGCAGTATTAAACTACGACCCTATCGGTCGTAAACCGTATTACGTATCGTCGTTCGAGAAGGTCCCAGGACGTATCGACGGTAACGGTGTAGCAGATTTATGTATGGATGCCCAGAACATGTGTAACGCAGCGGCTCGTTCGCTAGCTAACAACATGGGTATTTCTTCAGGACCGCAAGTAGGCGTTAACGTAAGCCGATTGCCGGCAGGTGAGGACATCACTCAGATGTATCCTTGGAAGATTTGGCAGTTCCAGCAGTCAGAGTACGGTGATGCTTCGCAGCCTATAAACTTTTTCCAACCGCAGTCTAATGCTTCAGAGCTAATGGCCGTGTTTGATAGGTTTATGGACATAGCTGATGACATTACAGGTATTCCTAAATATATGACGGGGCAGCATGTCCCAGGTGCAGGCCGTACGTCGTCCGGTCTGTCTATGTTAATATCTAATGCAGGTAAGAGTATTAAGCAGGTAATTAGTAACATCGACCACGATGTACTTAACCCTATGCTTGAGCGACAGTACCAAAGAAACTTGCGTTACTCACAAGATCCGGAGTTAATAGGAGATGTTCAAATTGTTGCAAGAGGAGCGACCTCGCTTGTCGTCAAGGAAGCTGAGGCTGTACGTAAAACTGAGTTCTTACGTCTGGTATTGGAAAGCCCTGTTGCACAGCAAATTGTTGGCCTTCCAGGCACGGCGGAGCTACTACGCGACCTTGCTGGAAATCTCAACACCAACATTGACCGCTTGGTTCCATCGCGTGAAGAAGTCCAAAAACAGCAAGCGATAGCAGCTCAGCAGCAACAAGAGCAGATGATGATGGAGATGCAGATGCAGCACGAACAGCAGCAAGCCGCGAATTTACAGGAAGACGGAACTGAGATGGGGGGTCGCCAAGACAACAATTTCAGCCCTAAACCTAACGGTAGATAAAAATAACTACCACAAAACAGTTTTATTTGGTATTATGTAGATAAATGATTTACGTCAATAAGTTAGAAACACAGGCCGTTAGAGCCCTAAACGGGTTACGAGAGCCAGGAAACGAAGCCTTGTTGGCACTCCTTAAGGGTGAACTTGAAGGAGCAAAGCAGAAGTTAGTGTACGCAAACGAAACGGGGTTAATCCACCGTTTGCAGGGACGAGCAGAAGCTTTTGAAGATTTACTGAAAGCGATCGAAGAATCGCAGAAGGTAGTTGAGGAACGATAGGAAACTATCGTATTTGTTAAGCACACCATAACGGGCGCAGCATACCAATAGGACGCTGCATAACAGAGTTGGTGCTTTAAGGAGAAAGAAAAATGGCATTGCCAAAACAAGTACAGGCGCAACTTGCAGAAGTTGAAGCGTTAGAGAAAGAACTAGCCCAAAACGAAGTTAAGGAAAAGAAAGGCGAAGAGCCTACCTTAGAAGTAGTTGAGGATACCAAGAACGAAGTACCGAACGAACAACCGAAGAAAGACGCAGTAGTTGAAGAAGCGAAGCCGGCTGATGAACCTAAGAAGGAATCAGTAGACGACTTTAAGCAGAAGTACAGCACCCTTAGAGGTAAGTATGATGCTGAGGTACCTAGACTGCACCAGCAGGTTAGAGACCTTACAGACCAGTTAGGAAGTATCCGAAAGGAAATGGAAGCTGCGAAGAAAGTAGAAACTGAAAAACCTAAAGAGGAAGTTAGTTATATAACCGATGCCGACCGAGAAGAGTACGGTGACGATTTGATTGATTTTCAACGTCGTGTTGCGAAAGAAGCTGCTAAAGAATATGAAGCGCGTTTTGAGCAACAGGAGAAGGTAATTGAAGAATTGCGTAAGCAAGTATCAAATACTGGAGACCAAGTTGGAGAGATGAGTTTTTCTCAGAAACTAAATGTTTTAGTTCCAGGGTTTGACCAGCTTGACAACGATGAACGTTGGGTAGCATGGCTAAATGAGTATGACCCTATGTCTAGGGGACCTCGTAGAGACCAAGCACAATCTGCGTTTGACAGTGGTGACGCTGAAGCAGTAGCACATTATGTGAAACTATTCAGAGAAAGCGTTGAACCTGTAGGACAAGAAAAAGATAGTCGCCAAGCAGAGCTTGAGAAGCAGGTTACGCCAAATCGTTCGTCTAGCACTAGCGCTAGTAAGAGCCCGGCAGGTTCTAAGATTTATTCAGCTGCACAGATGGATAGAGCTTGGGCTAAAACCAGGGCTTTAAACACGCAGGGTAAATATGACGATGCGGCAAAACTTGAAGCAGAGCTAACGTCTGCGTACATGGAAGGACGAGTAAAAAGCTAGTCACGATTGTACTCAACAGCCGTTAGCCTACAATAATGTTAAACTTTTATAAGGAGTAAGAAAAATGGCTGCTGTATTTCCAACAACAGGTGATTTCACTACAAGCCCGACGTATTCAGGTGGTTTCATTCCACAGTTATGGTCTAACAAACTGAATGCTAAATTTTATGCAAACACAATGCTTTCTGAAGTGTCTAACACTGACTGGGAAGGCGAAATTAAGAACCAAGGCGATACTATCCGTATCCGTACTGCACCTTCAATCACTATTAATGATTACGCTGGCGCTGGTTCTACGTTATCAAGCGAAGTGCCTGCACCGATCTACACTGATATGCAGATCAACAAAGGTAAGTACTTCTCAGTTCAAACTAACGACGTATTAGCGCACCAAGCTGATATCGACTTGATGAACACATTTACTGATGACGCTGCGAAACAGCTTAAGATTGCTATCGAAAACGAAGCTTTCTTTAACTGGTTCTCAACTGAAGGTGCTCACGCTAACAACAAAGGCGCGACAGCTGGTGCAATCTCTGCATCATACAACCTAGGTACTGATGCTGCTCCAGTAAACGACGCTACTGCTAGCAATGTATTGAACACTATCTTAGCTATGTCAGCTACTATGGATGAGCAAAACATTCCTGAAGACGGTCGCTGGTTAATCATCTCACCTAAAGACCGTAACATCTTGATGCAGTCTAACATTGCGCAAGCGTACTTCACTGGTGACCAGTCTAGTACTATTCGTACTGGTAAGATTGGTATGTTAGACCGTATGACTGTATACGTATCTAACTTGCTACCTCACGGTGCTGCAGGTAAGGCATTAGTTCCAGGTTTGTCTGCTACATCTTCTGGTGCTACAGCATCAGGTGCTAAGCTACGTCGTATGATGGTTGCAGGTACTAAAGCATCATGTGCTTTCGCATCTCAAATCACTAAGACTGAGCCTTTACGTAACCAAACTGACTTCGGCGACATCGTTCGTGGTCTTTCTGTTTACGG